TGGTGATACCACTCCTTAGACATTATTGATATCTGTTATAAGAGGGAAAACCTTTGCAATCTCTTGGGCACAGGCCACTGCAATCTCTCTGTGTTCCTTCTGTGTACCGTTAGCACTGCGTAGTTCGATATAGTGAACCCATGAACGTAGTGTACCATTCATATATAAACGAGATACAGTCATACCCTCTGGCAGTACTGCTCTTGCCTGTTCCTTGGCAATGCCATTCTCAATAGCCCATTTATATGCATTAGCTGCCTCTCTCCATACACTCATTTGTTTCATACGGAAATTTTCATTCAGACGGCGTTGTGGCTCATCATTAGGATCAAAATCAATGCTGTTCTGTCGATTTGTTGTATCTTGGAACCGTGCGTCTTTTGTCTCAACAGAGTTGTAAAGGTCGTTTATTGGATCAGCATATCGCTGACTGAACTCTTGAAACGAGAACGAGCGATGGCGTAGTATCTGCCGTGCAATGTCTCGCGTTGTCTCAATTTCCATACAAGCATTGACCATCTCTAAGGGTGACCAGTGCTTATTTTTGATCAGATACTTGATTAATTTCTCACTGGTTTTCTTGTTGTTCTGGTTGTCGGGATTTGATACCCTAGCACAGTATGCGATAAGTTCTTGCGCGTCATTAACACCGACAATATTATGGGGATGCGATTCTCCTGGGCCATATGGCCCAGGTTGTGTATGTGAGATTAATTTTACCTTCATAATATATCCTTAAAAAATGGTGCTGGTACAAGGAATCGAACCTCAAACTGATGCTTACAAGGCAACTGTTATACCGTTTAACTATACCAGCGAACCCAGTTACTTATTAACACTCTTGTTAGCATTAAACTGTCGTGGCTTATAATTCTTTGGCCAAGCGGGTTGTCGATTTGCAAGTTTCGAAACTCGCTCAGACAAACCCTTGTTATAATTATCCAACTCAGCATTGGCCCATGTCAACGCCTTAACTTCATTTTCTAGTTCCTGGCACCGTGCCTCAAAGAACCCCTCTACTCGTACTGTATTATAATCCATCAACTGGACTCCTCTATAAGTTTCAATAGTACTATTTTATACTGTTCTCGGTCAATAGTCAAGAACCTTTTGTAATCATTCATAAGTTTTTTTAGTTCAGGCCATACAATATCATCCTCTAATTCTTTGTTCCATGCTCGTTCATAATCTACCAAGTCATTCACTATAATCATCGTTTCCAAAGAGACGCGACTACCAAGGAACTCCTTCATCAATTTGGGGTGCTTATTATTCTCTACTACGAACAGATTTTCAAACGAGTGAACCAGTGGTGTCATCTCCGCCTCAAACAAATTAAAAAACCCCTGTCGTTTCAACTTCCAAGACTCATAGTTCGCATCATTAAAATTAGCGATGTAACCTTTCTTATTCTTGATGAAGTTGGCCACAAAGTAGTTCTTAATTTCTTCTTCTGTTTTGTAATTGCGTGATAGACGCACAAAGAAGTGCCTGTCTTTACGCTTATAGAAGGTTTCACGTTTGATACGAGTCTTGCCCCTGTATTCCACAAAGTCATAGTTACCCTTACCAAAGTGTGCCTTCATAGCACAATACATTAGATAAATATCTATGGGTTCCATAGTTTAAATGGGAAGTTGTGCCTGTCGTGGTAGGAAGTTTAATTCTCTTGCGTTTGCTTCGATTTTATCTTTGAGACTTTTGGAGATAAGACTACCCACTGTGTCGGGTTCAAGATTATTACGTCGGCAGTAGTCAAGTACTGCTTCCATATGCGTAATGTTCTTCTCTTTGGCTAAGTTCTCAATGTTTATGGAAAAAGTCTTTGACGTATTCAGTAGCATTTATAACTCCATTAAATAAAGGTTGAGAGGCTAACCGTGGCCCCTCGCGTGTGTATTACGGCACAACCCGTTGTAGACTAAGTTAGTCTAAGTTACGCAGTGACGCGATAACCAGCAGCAACCACAGAACGTGTTGCAGTACCCAAGCGGTACTTGCTGTAAGTCTCGCCATCAAACGTGCTAACACGCCTGTTGAGATATACAGGATAACCCTGCATACGAAGGGAACTAACTAGCGCCCGGGCATTCTTAACGCCGTAACGAGAGCTAATCTGCTTCGCAGTAAGTTCAGTGCCATTCTCAAGAGCGGCAATAACCTTAGTTGCCTTCGTAGTTGTAGTAGTAGTCATATTATAATTCATCCTTTCAAAGATGATAAGTTAGACAATATTGTCAGACACAAAGTGTTTCGTCTGGATTTCACAGACTCATCAGTGACATTGTTTAAAGAGTATAACACAATAATAGCTATTTGTCAATACCCTTTTTCAATTTTGGATCAAGTCTTGTCTGCATTTTTTTGTGTAAGTTGCTTATGATGTTGCTACCTGTTTCAACGAATAAGAATGGTAATATAGCATGTATTAATGCAGTCACTGTTAATAGGGCGAATGTTAGTGTATAGCATAATGCATGATACATATGTTCAAAGTAAGTTTCGTTAACATCTCTGAGGTGTTTATTTAACATATACAGGGAACTGCCACCAAACCCATCACAAAATCTTACTATTTACAAGGTTTGCCGGTGACCACTGGGTCAAGCGTACCATTATCAGGGTACGGCGCCGGGACTGGGCCAACCGTATCATTATTACTTACTTGCTTAAAGTAGAAATTATCTCCTACCTCTAGGTCGCCAAAAGGAGAAAACGCATAAGAGCCTTCTTTTGGCATCTCTGTAATTAGGTGGCAGCCAACCCAGACGTATTCACCCACGCCATTTTTATTAGCAGCTATTTGACCCGGCGAACATGCTGCTGTTGCTAAAAGTGCAATTGCAGCGGTTGTAGTTAAAATTAATTTTTTCATAACATTTTCCTTTTCAATAAAATGGTGGGTATTCTGTTGCAAGGAACCCACCGAACCCCGAGCGATTATGCAGCTAGTGCATAATCCTCAATTGCAAAATTATCATTTGCATTTAGTTGTTTGACCAATTACGCAGTCACCCGACAATTCTCCACTCATCTATCCCAGCCTGTCGATCCTATTTCCCGCCCATCATAAAGACACATCAGAATTTCTATATGTCTTTATGGTGGACGGGCGGGGTACTGCCCCCCGGTCCAGTTCTGTATTCAATTCGTATCATCAAATTGTATTATATTTATAATACCATATTTAAATAAATTTGTCAATACCTTTTAAAAAAAAATTAACCAAATAATTCCACTAAGAAGAGCTATATCAGCACATATAGACCAAACTATATATCCTCTAAACATCCACTTGCTTACCTCTTGGACTATAGGGTTCTTCATTTTCTTGGCCCCCTATTTTTGTTGATGTGGTTTTCATTTTACCTCTTCATCTTCATCTTCATCTTTAGGCTCTTTTTTCTTAGGTTTTGGCTTATCCTTATCTCCAACGACAAACCCGTAATCATTTTCTCTTAAAAACTCACGAATTTCTGAAATAGGCCTAGACCATGCGAGATGAGTCGCAATGTTGCCGTAACCATAACCGCTAACCATTGAAGGAACGCCGATCATTTCATACCTATCTCTAGATTTACTATGCGCCCATAAAGAACCGCCACTGTTACCAAAGATAATAGGAGCACTCGATAGATACAAAGATCGACCTTTTGCATCCTTACCACTGATACCACTTAATAATCCTTCAGTTGGATATGGTGGATTTCCCATGCCGCTACCAACTGCCCAAGTCTGTTGAAATAGATATGGCCCACCAATATCTTCTGGCCAGAGAGTTGCAACATTCTCTATAATCCTCTCCTTATCATCCAAACGTAAAAGAGCCAAGTCCATATGTTTATTCCATGCAACAATACGAGCAACACGGCCGGTTGTACCTACTGCTGTACTGTAATCATTATAATCCCAAAACCGAACATGTACTGGGCGGCGTGTTTCTTTCTGTACATTCTTTTGCTTTTTAGGATCAAACTCTTCTGCGATATTTACTGCCTTGGTAATGACATGGTGATTAGTTAAAACAAGAGTCCAGACCTTTTCATCCTTCCAAGATTCATGTTTTCTTACTCCACTAAAAATAACAGTGCCTGAACCTCTTTCATTAGAAAGATCAACCATAACTGTTGGATAAAGCATCTCTGTGATTTTCTTTACAGGTGCTTCTGTTTCAGTCTGTGCAGCTGATATCTGCGGCAACACTAATGCCGCAAACACAGCAATTATAGCACCTTTCGCTAATTCATTGAACATTTTTTTTACCCCATTCCGTAACGGTTTGTACTAGAGCATCTAGGTAATCATATTTTTCTTTAATAAATTCTTGAACGGTTCCATCCTCTGTTACCACTAAAATAACTACTTGAGAAATTTCCATACCTGTTCGTTCCCCGAACATCTCTGCATATGCAGAACCTTGGATGTAATAACTCTCATTCCATTCATCCTTGCGCTCTTTGGTTGATGTCTTGAAGTCTATAATAGACGGTACACCATTGTACTCTGCAATACAGTCAACCCTACCCGCTACTCTATATTTATCACTATATAGTCCTGCTTCTTGTGCATATATGTTATTTATATTACATAATACCTTTTCTTTTAACTGGCTGAAGAGGCAATATGGTAGAAAATTCTTTCTATGTTCTTTAAATTTATCAGGAAAATTGTACCTCATATTATTAAGGTAATCCTCACACATATGGTGGACCTTTGTACCACGGGCTGCAGCAGTTTTTGCTATGTGATTGGCAACGTCATTACCCACACGTTTACGCCACTCCATCAATCCCGTTTTGCTTCTAACCGATAGAACGGTTGTGATTGATGGGTACTTGTTACCCTCTGGTGTCTCATATAGACGTACACCGCCTGTTGTTGTTGCAGTTATAGTAGGCAACTCCACTGGTACATGTTTAAACATTTAATTTAAAGTCTCTGTTAGTGCTTTCACAATTTTATACGGATCGGCATTAGATGCGGGCCTACGATCTTCTAAGTAACCCTTCCATCCATCGTTTACCGTCGATATAGGTATTCTTATACTTGCACCACGATCACTTATGCCATAACTAAAAGTATCAATGTGTTGTGTCTCATGCAAACCTGTTAATCGTTTATCATTATCAGAACCATATTCAAGAATATGTTTATTATGAGTTTCTTCTAATCGTAAACAAACATCAGTAAAGATTTCTTTTCTTCCAAATTCTCTCATTTCTTTATTTGAAAAATTGGTGTGCATACCGCTACCATTCCAATCACCAGAAATTGGTTTGGGATGCCAATTAACACTTACATTATGTTTTTCTGTTAACCGTTGCATAATGTAACGACTCATCCAAAGATCATCAGCTGCTTTTTTTGCACCTTTACCTAAACATTGATACTCCCATTGGCCAAGCATAACCTCTGCATTTGTACCAGTGAGATTGATTCCAGCATTTAAACAATGTTCTAAATGTTCTTCACTCACCTTTCTGCCTGCAACATTAGCAGAGCCTGAACCACAATAAAAATCTCCTTGAGGTTTTGGATATCCAGTGTTAGGAAATCCTAAAGGTTTACCATTACCATTTTCTAAGACATATTCCTGTTCAAAACCGAACCACCAATCATTATCATCTTCAAATCTGCTACGAGCATTACTTTTATGTGGAGTGCCATCAGCATTTAGTACTTCACATAAAACTAGATATTGTTTCCATAGCACAGATGAAAAGGATGTTTGGGCCCAATCCAATGAATTTTCATATACCCTAACTGGTTTTAACAAACAATCAGATTTATCTCCACTTGCCTGCTCTGTAGAACTGCCATCAAATGCCCACATAATAGGTTCATATTCACAATAATCATCATAATCATCTACTTTAACTTTACTCCTTAATTTCGATTCAGGCTTACAACCATCTAACCAAACATATTCTGCTTTTATTTTCATAATCCAATTTCACTGTTTTCTATTTCTTTAGTTTTCTTTAGATATTCAAGTAGAGAATATTCATCAGGAACATCTCCCCAACCCACAATACGATCCCATTGCCTTTGAGTATAATAATTTAAAAGCTCTGGATCGTCGCTCATACTGCTCTCATTCTTGTTACTAGTCGTTCTGCTCTATTGGTCACTTGTCGATACCAACTGCTATCGACCATCTCATCTGCAGCAGCGTTCCAATCACGCGCATCCACACCACGTTTCATACCCTTGAACTTGCTCAAACGAGGGCGGCCCATATTGAACATCATGTTAGCAATTACTTGCTGAACCTCTTCTGGCAAATCATCAAAGTTTTCGTATAGGATAGAGCAGTCTCGCAGGACGCTTTCGCAATCCGATTCGAAGGCCTCAATAACTCTAGACTTACTGACGGGACTCCCAGCTGGGAGGCGGTATTCGGAATCAAACTCAAGCACCAAATGGCCGACGCCAAAAGTAAGATAGCCAAGATGATCTTTGTAAATCTTATACTCAACTCCCTCATCTATTTCTAGTTGTTTTCTAAGTTTTTCTAAATCCATTTTATTTCTTCCTAAATGTTATATTACCAAATCAAAAGTCTGTAAATTGATCTACATCAGCTCCACATACAGGACAACCATCCGGCAATTCTGACAACTCGCCTTCATGTATATGTCCACAACCTTCGCATACATATTTCTTCATTATTCTTTCTTTCTTAGGCCGTCGTGCTAACATCATCGCTGTTTTCCAAAACTTCACTATTCCATTCCTATACCAAGTTTGATCTTGTTAATCAGATAATTACGCACAAACCCAGAGCGCACAATATCGCCAATCGTAAACTCTGTACAATTGAACTCTTCCATCACCTCAAGGATTCGAAGGAAGTCATGTAGGCCATTACGTTCATTCGTCCTCTGTAGATCACTCTGATCAAAGTCACCACAAAACATAATCTTTGAATCCTGACCAACGCGAGTGATGATTGTATCGAGCTCATGGAAGCTCATGTTCTGACACTCATCTACTATAATGATTGCGTTATCAAATGTCAGCCCTCTTAGAAAAGAAGTTGACAGGAAATAGAGAGTACCCTGTCCCTTGAGACGATCATATAGATTAGTGAAAGCTTGTGAGTTAGGTTGCTCAAACATGAACTGAACCATGTTCTGATATGGCACCTGATAGAGTGCAGCCTTATCTTCCTCATCTCCCGGCAAGAAACCAATCTCGCGTGTGGGAATAAGAGAGCGCACCAGAACCACTTTCTCGTACTTGGTCTTCAAGTCCATGACTGCTTGCAATGCAAGGTATAACGCAATGAATGTCTTGCCTGTACCGGCAGCACCGAATAGGAATTGGTTCTTACTCTTCTTGTTGAATGTGGTGAACACCACTTTCTGATTATCAGTGATGGGCTTGATTGCAACTAGATTGTTGTGATTAATCTCTTTGTTTTTCTTAGCACTTGTCATTATGTATCCTTACTAAAAAAGTGAGAGGGGGGATGCGCGGCCCCCCTCTCTGATGCACCCAGGCGCAGCCGGGCAGGGGCGGAGGGACTTCCCAGCTTCCATCGATACTGTGCATCGGTGCTGAAGTTTGATTTCTCGCCCGCATCAATTCTATTTATACTAGATTGCGCCATGTTTTTTAAGTATATCCCTAGTTTTCGTGGCTTTGGTAGTACTACTGCCATAACGATCTGCCATCGGTGAGCCTGGATGTGCAGCAGCAATCCGTTGCATATTATCATTGAACCCGCCATCTACCTTTGGACCAACACCCATGATATGAT